GAGGTCTTCTTTCACCACCAAACGACTCGATAAAGCATGAATAGCCACGCAGGAGACTCGAAAGGTACAGAGACGGCTCAAAAGGTCTCAGATCGGCTCACATCGGCTACCGAGAGAACTACAGGACTTTATCTAGGCTCTCCAACTCCCAGAATCCACTCTAAACTCTTAGAATTACCCTCACGCGGGCAGGATCTAATCGATTTCGCCGATTCGATCAAGCTTCCGCTTCTACCTTGGCAGCGATGGGTCGCGATGGAAGCTCATCGCTATAAGGCGGACGGCCGCTGGGCTCACCCGTTAGTAACTGTCGTCGTAGCGCGCCAGAATGGTAAGACTACGCTAATGAAGATCCGCGCTCTGGCTGGTCTGTTCTTATGGCAGGACGGACTCCAGATCGGAACAGCTCATCGACTTACGACATCGCTGGAGACTTTTAGAGATCTCGTTAACATCATTGAAGAGAACGAACACCTAGCCAGACAAGTAAAACGAATCCGCTGGGCGCATGGATCAGAAGAGATCGAGCTTAAATCCGAGTTCGGCGGCGGTCGGTATATGGTCAAGGCTGGCGGCTCAGCTGCTCGCGGTATTTCCAAGCCCGAGACCGTTTTCGTAGATGAGACACGCGAACTCAAAGACGAATCCACTTGGGCTTCTCTGCGTTATACCATGATGGCGGCTAAATCGCCGCAGCTCTGGACGCTATCGAATGCGGGAGATCAGCATTCCATCGTTCTTAATCAGCTGCGCGAGCGTGGAATGTCTGCAGCTAAAGGCGACGATATTGCTTATTATGAATGGTCATCGAATTACGAAAAGATCGACGATTCGCCCGCGTTTTGGAAAGGCGCGGCGATGGCGAATCCAGCACTCGGCCACACTATCCACATCGATAACATTCGGGCAGTTCTTAACGATCCGCCAGATGTCGTAAAGACGGAAGTCCTATGTCGCTGGGTCGCTACGATTTCAGCTGCTATTCCAGCCGAAGAGTGGAATCAGTGTGGAGAAGAAGGCTTGGGGCTTGATCCAGAGAAGACGACTTGGCTGGGAATCGACGTTAGCCCTAATCGCCGAGACGCTGCACTGGTCGCAGCTCAACAGATCGACGACGAGCGATTCTTCGTCAAGCTCTTACACACTTGGCATAACCCGATTAACTTGGACGATAAAGCGATTGCGAACGACATCGCGCCTTATGTCAAACAGTATCCAGTCGAGACGGTCGCGTATTCTAAGAGAACGGCTTCTGCTATAGCTGCGCGATTAGTCCCAGCGGGTATTCCGATCTCAGACATCGATGGCGCACTGTACGGTCAAGCTTGCGACGAATTGTTAGGAGCGATCACATCGAAGAGATTACGACACGACCCGAAACAGACAGAACTCTCCAAGCAGATCTTATCAGCTGCGAGACTTCCGTTCGGAGATGGTGGCTGGACTATCGGGCGGAGAGCTTCGCAGTCGACTGTCTGCGCGACGGTTGCGACGGCCTTAGTCACTCACTACGCGACACGCCCACCGATGGATCTTGACATCATGGTCGGCTAGGTGTATCGACTTCTCTAGAATTGCGACATGGGATTATTCGATCTATTCGTTCCGAAGGTTAACGCTGCGTCTCCAGCTTCTATTAGCATCGACGCGGCGGAATCGCTGTACCCAGTTAATACTCTTAACTCTCTCGGCGGCTATTACTTCATGGGTAATCAGACCGCTACTCGTACGGAAGCGATGGGCGTTCCAGCTCTAGCTCGCGCGCGTAACATAATCTGTACGACTATCGGATCTTTCGGAATGCACACTCGTAACGTCGCAACAGGCGAAAAGGTGCAACAGCCGCGAGTTATCAATCAGCCAGACCCGCGAATCGCTGGCTCTGCGTTCTGGTCATGGTTAGCCGAGGACATTCTGTTCTATGGTTACGGATACGCGCGTGTTATGCAACGCTACGCCGACACTGGACGTATTCAGGCGATGGAAAGAATCGATCCGCTTCGCGTAACAGTTACTACTAACGGCAACGGAACAGAGATCGACGGTTACGCTGTTGATGGACTCACAATAGATCCAAGCGAATTAGTCGTCTTTACTGGACTCGATGAAGGAATCTTAAATCGCGCTGGACGTACAATTCGCGCAGCTTCGGCCTTAGAGAAAACAGCTTACGACTTCGCAATAGATCCAAACCCACAGACAATCTTAAAGAACTCTGGCGTAGCACTTCCGAAAGATCGCGTAGCTGCGTTAGTTGCAGCATTTAAGAATCGTACTTCTAAAGCTGTTACATTCTTAAACGGTGACGTCTCAATCGAGACTGTCGGTTACGATCCTAAAAACTTACAGCTCAACGAAGCTCGCGGATACCTGGCTCTCGAATTGTGTCGCGCTGCCGGTCTTCCAGCTTACTTCGCAAGTGCAGAGCCGAACAGCTTTACTTACTCGAACGCACTAAGCGAACGTCGTTCACTAATTGATTATTCGCTTCGTCCGCTTATGACAGCGATCGAACAGCGAATGTCTTTATCGGACTTTACGCCCTTGGGTCAGGACGTGAAGTTCGATCTAGACGACTTCTTACGTGGTAATCCACTAGAACGCGCGCAGGTTTACGAAATCCTAAATCGAATCGGTGCTATGTCGATCGATGAAATACGAGAAGAAGAGGATCTACTTCTATGAAAATCACTACACCGATGAACATCACAGCGGCAGATTCTAACGCGCGCACAATTAGCGGACGTATCGTCGCATTCGAGGAAGAAGCTAACGCTTCGACTGGGAAAGTCGTATTCGCGAAGGGTTCAATTAAGCCAGCTCCAGTAAAGCTTAACTTGGAACATGATCGCACTCGTCCAATAGGTAAAACTTTAGACATGACACTAAACGAAGATTCAATCGACGCAGTTTTTAAGATCTCAAACACGACAGCGGGTTCAGACAGTATCGCCGAGGCCATGGACGGATTACGCGACGGCTTCTCGATCGAATTAGCTGTAGACGATTACATCATGCAGAAGGACGGCACTATGCGCGTTCTTGCTGGAGAATTAACTGGCGTCGCATTAGTAACAGAGCCAGCGGTTCGCTCGGCTCGCGTTAGCGAAGTAGCTGCAACAGAAGGCGAAGAAGTCGCCGAAGAGATCTCCGATTCCACAGTGGAAGAGGAAGTAACACCAACAACAGAAGGAGACGAAGTGGACAACACCGTCACAAACGCGGAAACCGTCGAGACGGTCGAAGCTGCTCAGTCAACAACAGCCGCAGCGAAGCCAATCGTAGGCGGATCATTCACTAAGCCACGCTTGGAGTTCACAGCTGCCAAGTACGTGGAAAACACAATTCGCGCAGCGATGGGCGACGATCAAGCTCGCCAGTACGTTCTCGCGGCAGATAACACGACAGATAACGCGGGCCTAGTACCTACTCGCCAGATGGCCGAAGTAGTTAACGGACTATCTACACTTATCCGTCCATCGATCGACGCGATCTCTCGCGGAACTCTTCCAGATGCGGGCATGACTTTCGAGATCCCTAAGATCACGCAAGCTCCTACAGTGGCAGTTCTAGCCGAAGACGCTTCACCAATGAGCGACACAGATCAGAACGCAGCTTTCATCACTGTAGACGTTAAGAAGTTCGCGGGACAGCAGACTTTCTCAGTCGAGCTTCTCGATCGTACTTCTCCAGCGTTCTTCGATGAGCTAATCCGCAACATGGCAGCAGCCAAGGCGAAGGCCGAGAATGCTTACGTTAACGGTCTTTTAATCTCAGGAGCTACAGCGGACGGCACTACTACGACTACTTATCCAACAGCTGCCGAGCTTCTTGGAATTATCTCTCGCGGAGCTGCTTCTGTTTACTCAGCTACAGCGGGACTTCCACGTCCTTTCGCGAAGTCACTTATCGCATCAACTGGTCAATGGGCTAACTTGATGACTCTTAACGATTCAGGACGTCCGATCTATAACGCTTCACAGCCAATGAACGCGGGCGGCGTAGTTCGTCCAGATTCACTAGTAGGCAACGTCGCGGGCTTGGATCTATTCGTAGACCCAACTAACGCGGGCGATGGCGACGGAACTCTTCTCGTCGTTAACCCAGACGCTTACACATGGTACGAGGGACCTACTTTCCGCCTACGCGCGGACGTAATCGCTTCTGGCCAGATTACAGTCGGTTATTACGGTTACGGCGCACTAGCTACAAAGATCGCAGCTGGCGCATTCAAGAATAACAAGCAGTAATCCGAACACATCAATCATCGACTAGTTCGCTCCCGAGCTAGTCGAGCAGTAGAAGGGAAGAGCTAACGTGCCAGCAATTATTACAGCCTCACAGCTGCGATCCGTCCTAGGCGTTAGCTCTTCTCTCTACGATGACAATTATCTAAACGACATAATAGATACGGCAGAACAGGCAATTCTTCCGCTTCTTATTCAGAACTCGACGGCTATAGTCGAATACAAACTAGAGACAAACGTCGCGACCTTTTACACTCGACGCGTTCACACTTTCGTCGTAGGACAGTCCATCGTCGTTACTGGTC